TGCTGACATCAGGCATTGGTCGGAACCTCCCACCAATGAACCGGTGACGCTGCGACTTGTAGCCGGCCACGAAGGGCCAGCCAGCTGTCAGCCGTCAGCACCAGCCCACCGCCCTCGCCTTCACCCATGAGGCACTGGTCCAACACCGGCCCCAGTTCTGAGTTGCCGAGGTCGGGCAGGAATTCGATCAACTGCCGCATGGGCGCACCCCGTTGTCCGCAGCCGACCTCTCGGCCTCGGCCAGATCGATCACAGCCTTTGCCGTCTCAAAAGAGACGCCGCGGCGCTGAAGACCATGCTTGATTCGGTGAACGGTGGGCTGCGATGTACCCACTTCCTTGGCGATGCGGGACTCGCTCCAGCCAAGGGCGATAAGGGCGACAACTGCGGTTTGAGGGTTCATGGCGATGGAAATTATACGCAAACGAATAGCTTTGCAATACCCAAACGATCTATGCCACACCCCGACTGGCGGCTGACAATTCACGAATGAATACGATTTCCAAGAACCTTCGCCAGTTGATGGATCTGCGTGGCCTGAGCGAGAACCGCCTGGCTACGGAGACTGGCGTGCCCCAGCCCACCATTCACAGAGTCCTGTCGGGCCGGGTAGCTGACCCGCGTGATGGAACGCTAAGGCCCCTTGCTGACTACTTTGGCGTCACGGTTGAGCAGATGCGCACCGGACTGCCCGCCTCTCACACTGGCACGCCGGGAACGATCCCGGCTTATGCCGTGAAGGCGTTCGAACATGGAGACGAACTAGATGGCGACAGGGAAGTGCTGGTGGCGGTAGTGAATGTTGTTGTGTCCGGAGGCCACGGCTCTCCCGCCCCCGAATTTGTGGAAACCAGTTTCCGCATGGCCTACCAGCTGAGCTGGTTCCACCAGGTGCGAGCCAAGCCTGAAGACGTAAAGGTGATGAAGGTCTTTGGCGATAGCATGGAACGCACCCTGTTCAACGGCGACAGAATCGCTGTGAACACCGGGGATAAGGAGGTCGCTGACGGGCGGGTTTACGTCTTCATGACTCCTGGCCCTTACCCGGACATCAAGGTCAAGCGCTTGTACAGGACCGCTGACGGCCGCTTACGCATCGTCAGTGATAACCCGGACAAGACGCAGTACCCCGATGAATATCTCACTGCAGATGAAGTGTCTGGCCTGCACATGATCGGCCGCGTAATCGATCGCAGCGGCCGTGGCGGGCTGTAGTCAGCCCTAACAACACTGAGGACAAGGATAGGTCATGAGGTCATTTGCGATTGCAGTCATGCTGCTGCTCCCCTGTGCTGCTGCGACAGCCCAGGTCTATAAGTGCAAAGGCAGCAACGGCGAAACCGTGTACTCCCAGAATCCTTGCGCCAAGGACAGTAAGCCGCATGAAGTGCGCACCGGCAGAGCAGCCACCCCGACATCAGGTGAAGCAGCCAACAAGCAAGCCGTATTCAAAAGCACAGACATCTCCGACGCAGGCATCGCAGAGCGCAACTGTCTGACCAGCGCACGGAGCAGGATCTACGGCCCCTCGGATCAACGCACCGCAGGTTACGAGCGCCAAGTTCAGGCGCTCAATCGAGACGCTGCACTCGCCCGGAACAACCTCGCAGGAGCTACCTACGAGGCAGGCATACGCAACCAGATCGCGGGGCTGCAGCAGTCCATTACGGCTGAGCGCGTAAGCGCGGACAGCCAGATGGCGAGCGCCACCCAGCAATGCGCCGAGACGAAACGCAAGCAGGTTGAGGCCATTGAGGCTAGGTATACCCCAGCAGCCCGCCAAACGAATTAATTCGTTTAGGTATTGCATTGGCAATTCGTTTGCGTATAGGATCGCACCGTCGGCACCCAAGCCGACGGGCGACCGGCGGGTCGCGACTGCGGCCCAGCCCCTCCCCTGCTGAGCCGCAGATGCCTCTCCCCAGGCAATAGGCCCGCCGGCGCCCTCCTTTCCAACGGAGAGCGCCATGTCATACCGCACCGCTGCCGACTCCCTGCCCAAGGCCC